TATTAGACATGATTATATCTTCTTCGATTAATTCGCCTTTTGTCATTAATTCTATTTGAACAGTACTGTCTGGTATAACTAATTCGCCTACGCCTTCCATTCCTGGTTGCATAACAGGCTCACCTGACATTGGATCTTGAACCATATGCATATAACCGTTGCCTTGAGCAGCTATTTCCATGTAAGCCTGTACTTCATCAAGATTGGTAATATACTGTTCTTCGCCTTTAGCGGGTATTAATTGCACAGCTGGTTCAGCCATGTATTTTTCATACTCTTTATTACTATATAAAGCCTGGTATTTAGTAGTAGTATCGTATATCTTCCAAAAATGCTCCTTTATACGGCTATATCTCTCAATATACTCACGTTTTTTATGATGAGCATTATCTTGAGAATCTAGATCCCCAACAAATATTTCAGAGTTCATTGATTCCAAGTTTGTTTTAGGATATCTCACATGATCTGAGATCTCTGCTTTTTTAATAGTATTAGCATAATCTGGATATTGAGCCGTAGCTTCTTCATCTGTCATTAGTCTAGCTATAATTATAGAAGCAGCATCCCTACAGAAAGGATCTCTTGCATTTGGATCAATATATACATCTAATGGGTATACTGATTTAATTAAAACTTCTCCATTGCCCATATCTGCATGCGGGTTTTGATAGCACTGCAATACGCCCATCCCACCAACATAATAATCATCTATAGCTCTTTTTAGCTCTACATCACCTGCTGATTGTTCCCATATCCATTGAAATAGATCAGAGAATACTCCTGCTACTCTTCTATCGCTATCTTCACGAGCTGTAGCTCTAAATTCAGGTTTTCTAGAAGTAAGCATTGATTTAGCTGTTTCTATAGCTGGATGAATACGATTTACTACTATAGGAGATTGACCGCGATGTTGTAATACGGAAATCTGATCTTTACTCCATTGAATGCCGTTTCTAAATTGTTCAGCTTCTCTGAACTTGGTTGCCCATTCCTCTCGCATATTCATATAATGTTCTAATAGTTCAAAACTCTTTAGAACTTCTGGATGAGTCTTTTCTTTTTCAACACCACCATCCTTAAAGCCGAGATGTTTCTTCATCTTTCCCGACATAAGAATTGATTGTTTATCTTTGTAACTATTCTCTGGCATAAAAAAACCCCACGAAAGGTTATACTTTCATGAGGCAGTCTCTCAAGAGGTGGTCCTCTAATTAATTATTTTAGCAGCAAGCGTCTCATTAAGAGGTGGTCTTGCATACCTAATTTATTCTAAATATTCTATTTTTACAACGCTTATTTTATTAGATAAGTTCCCTTTTACAATTCTTATTTTTATTTCACAAGATTTTTCTTGCTCCATAAGGTCCTTTATTTTTATAAATAATGCTTTTACTTTCTTATCATAAGATTTTCCAGTCATAATTCTCCGAAGCGTGGCGTTCGCTCTGTTCCTCTTTAAAATCTACAGTATCTGTATATGGTTTATAGAGGTTTAACATTGCATAATATAATCCATCAAGCAAGTCATCATGCTTACCTCTTGGATACATCAGTAATTCATTTCTCAATGCTTCCATGTTTTTACTTATATGAATCTTTCTTTTGTAAAAATAAGGTTCCATTGTTTCCAATCTGACGCTTTTATTGGTCCTGGGATTGATTTTCTTCTCTAATCCAGCTATATACCTATCTTGATTCCTTAAATAATCACGAAGCATTTCCTGATACCCCACAGATTCAATGTGAGTTCTTCTTGGTTTGTAACGCTTATGATAATCTAAGATAGATTGTGCTAATCCCATTGGTTTTGCGTGTTTTCGATAATATGGCAAAACATACCTATTATCATTCGAATCAACAGCTATTGGCACGATAGCCGAATAATCTGCTGTTTGCTTAGTAGATGAAGCTGGATCAACGCCCATAAAGATATATACGGGTATTTGCTTAGGTTCTTCGTATTTTTGACCGTTCTGTTCTGTGATATTTAATATCGCCATTTCCTCATCGTACTGAGTTTCTACGAATCCTTCATAATATTGGATATATTCGTCTTTGAACAGCTGATCCTCATCACCTACTACTTGACATTGATATTCTCTATAGAATACCGATAATCTATTTATTGATCCTAATTCTTCTTTTTTAGTCTTTAAAGATTCTACATTATGTAGCTCAGGCCACAACGCTTCTGTTTCATCATCATTTAATGATTGATAGCGCATTGTTGTCCAACCCTTCATGTCCGATAGCGTTTCAATCATACAGTTTTCATGCTGCGGTGTCCCAATTACCAATATACGACCCTTTTTAGCATCAAGTGATGGATCACAGCCCTGTAACATCCAACGAAGGTTCCATTCCATCGATTCTTTGGTCTTTGTGTTGTTTTCATCCTCAGGATCATCTAATACAAAAAAAGTTGGGCGCTGGTTGCCGTGCTTTAGACCACGAACCTGTTGACCAGTGCCCTTACAGAGGATAATGGTGTTATCTTTCAACACTACGCGGTCTTTTGTCCAACCTTTTGCGGAGTGTTGACCCCAATAACCGAATATAGATCTAAACTCCATTGAATAGTCTAGTACGTCCTTTATCGTCTGTAATAAATCTATGGCGTGCCCTTGTGTCTTAGAAGATAAGACAACAAACTTAGGCCCCTCGTCAAACATAATATGGTGAAGTGGCATAACACAAGCCCCTATGGATGACTTGGCATGCCCACGAGGGGCGATTATATTTATTCTTTTTGTCTTTTTATCGAGATATTTTTCAGCTATTTCATAATGAAATGCAGGAGATGGAGCTGTAAACATATTAGGCATACAAATCTTCCCAAATTTGAGTACGTCCCCACTTAAGGACTGTACAATGCTATTTCTTAGTCCGTTATCTTGGGTCGAACTTTTCTTCATCAGGCGGTTTTACTTGTTTTGGAGGCTCATTTAGCATAATTGCGTCTTGAATACTCTCTAAAGAGGTAAATTCTGCATCAAATTGCGATTTATCCTCTTTTTTCCTATCCATACCAAAAATTTTAACAAAATTTTCGGCAGCACGTAACATATTACTAGGATCTTTCTTCTCTGCAGCTACATCATGTGCATTTTGTATCATTTCCACTACAGTCCCTTCTGTAATACCCTTTTCTTCAAACACTTTTTTTAATTCTTCATCAATCATTTCTTTTACATACTCCTTTTTTAAGAGTAATCTTGCTTTTACTTCGTGATTCTTATCATCACCAAAGATTTGACCAAGTACTTTATAATCAATGTTACCTTGTACGAATTGTGCAACATACGCTTTTACAAAGTTCTTATACTCTTTCTTACCCTTTTTTGTTTCCCAGGGCGTTTTAGGTGTAACCATGGTATATGACCCAGTTTTACGATGTGGTTCATATTCACACTTACCATGCTTTGTTTTTGGATTATACCAAGCTTGTCCAAAAGAGAATACTAAGTTGGTTTTCTCCTTGTAGACTCTTCTTTTGAGGCATTCTGCGACCCATCCGTCGTCTGTGAGTCCCCATCCCCCGATGTCCACGGAACGCCAATTGACGAACTGTATACCGCCTTCGGTTGCTTCTTCTCTTCTGTAGATGTTGTATTCTCGCTCATAATACTCCCTCTTTGATCCTTTGGTTAACTTGTTTCGGAGGTGTTTTCTTCTAATAATGTCCATTCAACCTCTATTATTTCATAATCGGGCGGTACTTCAACCCGTTGTTCTATTTTATCTAAATCATTGTAGAAAGCATTGTCATCGTATCCACTATCTACATCGGCTATGTCTAATGTAAAGAATCTATGCCCTGGATGGTCATTCTTAGGGAACTCTATAGGTTCTCTCCATCTAGTACTATCCTTAGTACTACTTACCTTAGCTTTGCTCTTCCCTAGAAGAGCAAAGGTATTTAGTACTTTCCTTATTAGTCCTACTTTAGTAGTACTATTAGTCACTCTCCGATTATAGCCAAATAATATGCTGCTGAAACTAAAAACCCAGCAAACCCTATTAATAGCCATCCTATGTCAATACAAATCATTTTAATACCTCAAAAAAGAAATAGTATAAGTTTAGTAGAATATTTATAGCCATACAAGCTGCCATTACACAAACTGCTATTTCAATCTTATTTATCTTCTCAGATCTCACTACTTTGTATACTTTACTACCCCACTTTTGTTCTACTGGTTTTATTCTATTCTTTGCCATAGTAACAAATTACACCAAAAAGAGCATTTGGAAAAAGAATTTTCAAAAATTTATTAGGAATGTGCGTACGTGATATATCTCTCTCCCACCCCGCCTCGATATCCGATTCGAAACTCAGTTTTCGTTGAATTTTCGTGTTTCGAATGGTTTCGAGGCGGACCCCTGCTATACTCTATGGTGACAATGCCATAGGTTAACGATTAGAGAAAGGATAATGTTTTATGAAAACATTCATTAAGTTATTAACAAAGTTAGGTGATGCTGTAACCTTTAAGTTCCAAGATAAGGATGCGTCGAATACCTTTGTTCCTATTGCTTTCAACGCTAATGGTACATTTACAGAGTTTATCACTGTCTGTAACAATGCTAAGTCTGTCCAAATACATATGGATAATAAAGATGATGCACCATTAGCTACTGAAGTACTTGATGCCTTACGTCAATGGTCTGTTGAAGATAGTTCATTAATAGAGTTCAAGGGCAACCTGAACCCTGGTTATGAGCTAAATAAATCGGGTCGTTACGCTGTATCTATGCAGAAAGAAGAGATTAAGGTCATTAATGCCACGGATTTGGCATCTGTCCTTAGTGCATCTTTATCTTAGAAGCCTAGATTACGCTTTAGTACATTCCTTGAACA